CCGCCTCAACGCCCTCCACGCCGAACTCGTCACCGAGACGATGAAGCACGCCTGGGCCAAGGTGTACGCGAAGGACCCCGACGCCCCTCCGGCCGGGTTCGAGCCCGGGGGCTACCTCTGATGGCGATCGAACTTCAGCAGATCCTGCTGACCCTCCTGTTCGCGTTCGGCTTCGGCATGCTCAACGTCTGGATCCGGCGCCCCGGCAACTGGCTCGACACGTCGGTCAAACTGGTCGCCTTCATCATGATGCTGGCCAGCCTCGGCTTCGCGGTCTACCTCGGGCTGAGGTGGATGTGGTGACGACCAAGGACCCGACCCCGAGGCAGATCATCACCTGCCCGATGCGCGAGAACGACGCTGGCGCCGCGACCGTAGGGGAGTACCTCGTGACCCTCCTGCGCGTCCTTTGGCAGGAGGAGCAGGGCTTCAGCGGCAAGCGCCCCTTCGGCAACTCCTCGTGGCAGTGGGAGGTCTACGAGTCCCTCGGCGACGCCGGGCTGATCGAGGTCACCTACGACGAGTGGGAGGAGCCGAACTTGGCCGATCGGCGCGCGGTCGACCGTCTGATCGACAAGGCGATCTCGCTCATTCCGGAGTTGTGGCGATGATCGTCCTGGCCTGCGCTCTCATCGGGCTGGCCGGGTGCGCCATCGGCGCGTTCGCCCCGATGCCCTGGGTGGATGGGGTGTACTGATGACCGAACTCGACCACCCGGTTGAGGAACTCTTCTTCGACATCAAGATCGGCCCGGAGCGCGACCGCTACGACCGGCCGAAGTTGATCCCCCGAGGCGGCACCGAGGAGGACCGGCGGCCCTACACCCGCATGTCCTCCCTGGCCGACGTCCTGGAGAACCACTCGGCGTTCTCGAAGTGGGAGAAGCGGGCCATGGCGAAGGGGATCGCCGATCACCTCGACCTGGCCCGCCTGATCGCCGCCGAGTCCTACACCCCCGGCTTCACCCGGGACAAGGACCACCTCAAAGCGAATCAGGCGGCCGGGGCTCGCATCGACAAGGTGATCGAGCGCGCTATGGACCGGGCTCTCCTCGACGAGAAGGCCGACTACGGTACGGCGATCCACTCCCGGACCGAGCCCGGCAACACGGGCGTCGATCTCGACGACAGGCAGCGCGAAGAGGTCGAGTCCTTCGGCGAGATGCTGACCGAGACCGGCATCAAGTTGCTGGCCACCGAGATGTTCGTCGCCAACGACTTGATCAACGCCGCCGGGACGTTCGACCACCTGGCGTACGTCCCGCGTTACGGCATCTGCTGCACCGACAAGAAGACGTCGAGCAAGCCGTCGAGCACGTACGACGTCCAGTTGGGTGGCTACATCCACGGCGACATCTACGACTGCGAGGACGACTCTCGGATGACCCTGGAGGAGTATGTCGAGTCGCTGGGCTGGGACCCGGGCCTGATCAACCGGGCCGACGGGTTCCTGTTCTACATCAAGAACGGCAAGACCCAGGTGCGCCACCTCAACCTGCACCAGGGCTGGGAGGACGCCCAGTTGGCCGCGCAGATCCACGGCGGCCACCGCAAGAAGGGCGTCGCCAAGGATCTGACGAAGCAACTCGCCGAGGGCGTCGTCATGGACCGGGCTGACCTGATGACCTACATCACCGACGCGACCAGGCCGGAGCACCTCCTGGAACTCTGGGGCAATTACCGCTTCCGGGCCATCTGGACCGAGGCCCACACCGAGGCCGCCAAGATCAAGCAGGAGGAACTCAATGGTAACAATTGAACCCGAGCCGCTCGACGCCGCCATCCTGGCCCACTTCAACATGAAGGTCGACGATCTCATCGACCAGGTTTTCGAGGGGATCCAGGACTACAAGGACCGGCACCCCGAGATCACCGACGACATCGCCAAGCAGGTCCTGGAGACCCGGGCCTGCGACATGGCCGAGGGGTACGTCAACTGGATCGAGGAAGGCGATGATGAGTGGAATGGCTGACCAGGAGAAGGGCCTCGACATCTCGTGGAAGCACACGAAGAACCGGCGCCAGATCACCATCGTCAACGGCGACGCCCGGATCTCGATCTCCCACACCAAGGACATGAAGGGAGCCGCCGACCTGACGTTCCTCACGAACGTCCTGCCCTCGGTGCTGAACTTCATCACCGCCAAGATCAACGAACAGGAGAGTTCTGAGGATGACATCGAGCGCTGACATGATCCGGGGGGATTGGAAGTAGCGACACGCTATCGCCCGGTACCGAGTCCGTCGGTGCCGGGCGGTAGTGTTCTTCCTGCCGGTCACGCGGAGTGGCCGGAAGGTCCGGGAGGGCCAGATCGTCCCCCCGAAAAATGATTGCCTAGGAGGCAAAATGACCGACGACGACTTCTTCGACATTGGCGGCGGTACCTCGGCGCCTTCCGCGAAGTTGAAGGACCTGAACGACTCCGTAGTGGGTGTCGTTGCGGAGACCTTCAAGAAGGAGTTCACCAAGTTCGGGGAGAAGACCCCGCAGGTGATCACCGACCCGAAGACGGGCCAGCCCCGGAACCGGATCCAGATGGTGGTGATCCTCGACACCGACCTGCGCAACTGGCAGGGCGTCTCGAAGATCCCGGTGGTCGACCCGGACAACCCGAACTCGCCGCAGAAGCCCCCCACCGAGGACGACGGCAAGCGCGCCGTCTACATCCCCGAGATGGTCAAGGGCGCTGGCTCCACCGGCTTCATCTTCGCAGTCGCCACCGCGATGCGCGATGCTGGCATCAAGGGCGGGCTTCCGGCCGGGACGAAGTTCTTCGCCCGGATCGCCGACCTCAAGGACGTGGACAAGGGCAACCCCCTGAAGGTCTACGAGGTCAAGGTCAAGGCTCCCGAGGTCGGCGCCGACGTGTTCGGCGATGCCCAGGCGGCTGCGGCCCCTCCGGCACCGGCTCAGCAGGGGGGATTCCCCGACCAGGCTGCCGCCGCCGCTGCCGCCGCTCCGGCCCAGGCCCCTGCCCCCGCGCAGACGGTCACGGACCCCTGGAGCAACGAGCAGGTTCCGAGCCCGGCACCGGCCGCTCCGGCTCCGGCGTCCACCCCGGTCCCGCCGTTCTGATCGAGCGGTAGGTCCCCCACACATGAGAACCCCCGGGCCCGCGAGGCTCGGGGGTTCTCTGCGTTTCAGACCGTTTACACGACCAGGAGCATCATGACCACCGACAACGAAGAGACCCCCAGCCTGTACTCCGCCCGTCGCCAACTGGAGGACATGCGGTATCGCTACGGCAAGTCCCGCCCGGCCGCCACGACCCTGCTCCAGCAGTTCAGCCAGATCCTGGACATCGCCGAGGAGACCATGGCCCAGACGATCGAAGCCAAGGAGCGCGAGATCGACATCCGTTACCAGGGACGCCTGGAGCAGGCCACGGCGCAACAGCAGGCCGCCTGGGCCAGAGTCAACCAGGAGGTTGACAAGGTGGCCGAACTGCAGGAGATCCTCAGGGGCAAACGCTCCCTCCAGGAGGAGCGCGAGCGAGAGGGCGACGACGTCAAGGTCTCCATCGATCGCGGCGTTGGCGGCTGGACCGTGGCCGACATCGAGGAGATCGCCTATCGCCTTCGAGGCGGGGGCGCTGTCGATGACACCCCGGTCCACCTCTCGACCACGCGCGTGGTCAGCCATGTCCCCGACCCGAACGTGGTCACCCTGGGGGGCGGCCAGGAGGTCGAGCGCCCGCACCCGGCCACGATGGTCGCCGAGGCAGGGCTGCCCTGGCGCAAGCGGGACACCCTCTTCATGGCGATGTTGGCGCTCGGGGCCCTCGTCGGAATCCTCGGATTGACGGTGTGGTGATGCCCTACCCACGCCACAGCGGAATCACTGTCATCCTCAGGGACCTGCCCAGCCGACGATGGGCCGCCGTCCGGGACGACCCGACCCCCGAGCGCGAGGCCCTCTGCGACTGGCTCGACTTCCACCGGATCCCGAGATGGATCCTGGACGGCGCCGAGATCATTCGGGACGAGGAGAACCATCGGATCGTGATCAAGGGCTGGCTCTCGGAGGAGGACATCAGCACCGCGCTGATCCGGCCCGACGGCACGATCGTGTCCAACACGTACGTCGAGCAAGGGGAGGCTGGCCCGCTGCCGTTCCCGAAGGAGATCGAGTTCGCAGATGGCTAAGGTCAGACCGTGTAAACACGCTGCGGAGGGCTGCCCCTATCCGGCCCACGAGAAGGTCCAGGACTGTGTCTGGCACTGGCTGTTGCGGCGCCCGGCGTACTCCGGCACCATCATGGCCGACCGGCGGCGCTCGAAGACCCCTGAGCACAAGTACCGGGCCCGGGTTCCGAAGTCCGAGTGGCCGGAGGGGGAGCGCTGGTGCGCGGGCTGCCAGTCATTCGTGCCGCTGTTCTATTGCCAGGGCTCGCGCTGCAAGGCGTGCGCCTCGGACGCCGCTCACGCCTCACAGGTCGAGAAGACCTACGAACTGACCGGTGAGGAGTATCGGGCCCTTCTGGAGCGCCAGGGAGGCGTGTGCGCCATCTGCAAGGGGCGGCCCCAGTCGAAGCGGCTCGCCGTCGACCACGACCACAAGACCGGCGAGGTCCGGGGGCTCCTGTGCTCTCGGTGCAACCACGACGGCCTTGGAGCCTTCCATGACAGCGTTCTGCTGCTCTGGCGGGCGGTTGCCTACCTCTTGATGCCCCCGGCGCCGTACGGGCCCGAGGAGCGCACCAGGGACGCCCTCCTGGAGCGGCTCGGGGAGGAACTCATGGCTGCCACGAAGGCGCCTCCGCCGACCGACGACCCGCCGCCGTTCTGAGGCACCCAAAAGGCCCCCGCCAAAGACATACGAACTTAGGCGGGGGCCTTTCAGTACCCAAGGTAGCGAACCGGTGGGATCACTACCGAGTGTAAGCGAACTCAGGCCTCGGAATGGCCGTCGTACGTGTTGTCGAAAGAGACCTCGTCGGGAAGCGCCTCGGCGCCGCCGAACGAGGGACCCTCGCCCGACGTGAATCTGGCGGAGAGGGCAGAGGTGAGGACGGACAGGATCGCCATGGACAGCGCGGAGCCGCCGATGACCTTCCAGTCGGCCGTGAGTGCGTCGAACGTCGCCGTCGCACCGATCGCTACCAGGGCGCCCTGGACGGCGGACTTGGTAGCCCGCTCCGCCGTGGCTGCCCAGAATTCCTTCGTGAAGATGCTCATGACCACTATCGTACGCTAGCGGAACGGTGGAGGGCTGGGAGCCGGGGGAAGTTTGATGCCCGCGTCGGCCATCTTCTGGATGACTGCCTCGTCCCAGGCGATGTGCAGTTCCCATGCTCGCCGCTGTGCGTCGCGCTCAGCGTTGAAGATCTCGCGCTCGGTCTTCAACTGCCGCTCCAGCGACTCGACGACCCCGGCGGCGGCCCGGGTGATGATCTCGGTGGCCTCGGCGCCCAACTTCCGCTTCGAGAAGATGCCGTTGACGATGGCGACCAGGATGGCCCCGATACCGCCGCTTGCGAGCGCGGCCACGATGGTCTCAGTGGTCATGACCGGCGTCACCGTCGTTTTCGAGGGCCTCGCCAAAGATCTCCTGCTTGAACTCCTCCTTGGCGGTGTCGATCAACTTCTCGCGATACGCCGTGTCGATGAGGATTTGCAACTGGACCCAGCGCAGGCCGCAGGCGATCCCCCAGGCGAGGATGATCCCCGCCGACATGTAAGCCCTTTCCCCAGCCAGCCAGATCAGCATGATCGCGTAGAAGGCGGTGGCCACACACACGGCGACCGATCCGATCTGCTCGATGATGATGCCGTTGATGGTCTGGAGCCACATTCCGATCAGCGCCGTCGCCGATCCCCCGATGAGGATGGCGCCCCATACGACCACGCCCCAGTGAGGCATGACCGCTTCGAGCGTCCCGGGCTGGGCATCCAGGGCCAGAGTGATGATCCCCGTGAAGACCGAGAAGGACAGTATGAAGACCGCTCGTGGGTCTGCCGGAAAGCGCGCGGCTGGCTGGAAGATCATGATAATCACTATACCCCGCCTCTCCGGACGGAAAGACGGGGTCAGTGTGTAAACGGCCGAAGTGTTACCGAGTGGTCTAGACCGCGTCGATCCGGGCCTGGAGGAGGGAAACCAGCCGCTCCGCGTCGGCCTCGGACAGGATCGGGGTGTCGGCGTCCTCCCCGTCATTCCCGGAGTAGAACTGACGCGGTGTCATGAACAGCGCCTCGTCCACAAGGGCCACCGTGTCAGCGAGGTCCCGCTTCACCGAGAGGAGCGGCTCGAAAACGGTCCCGAGCGCCTGCTCCAGCCGGAGCCGTCGGTAATACTCCCTCTGGATGGCCTCGTTCTTGGCCATCTCAGCCTGGAGTTCTTCGTTGGTCAGTTGCGTGTAGTCTTCGTCTGCCATGGCGACCACTCTATCGGGTTAGGGCACATAGGAGCCGCCGATGCTCATGGAAAGTCCGGCCACCGTGGACGTGAATGCGTTCCCGCTGAGCACGCCAGCCGAGGTGACGAAGATTCGACCTGCGTACTGGTTTGCCCCGCTGCCGATGGTGGCCGCCCAGATGGCATTGGACTGAGTGGGGCGAAGCGCCGTCGGCAGCGCCGCCGCGATAGAATCTGTACTGGTGGTCCAGGCGGCACTCTTGGTGACGCGCCCCCTCAGATAGACCACGCCATCCTTCAGGCAATACTGCGGAGTTTCCCCGGAGACACCGCTGAACCCAGACCCGCCATTCAGGCTGAAGTTCGTCCACGGGACGTCGTCGAGGTTGGTTCCCGCCAGCCTGTAGGAGCCGTCTCCCTTGAACTGGAGAAGAGGTCCGCTCCCGTCCGAGGCCGAAGAGATGATCCGCCCCGCCCCAGCGCCGGGGAAGTTGTTGGTTGCCGGGGGGTTGGTCCCGGAGACGACGAGCCCGTTGGCCGGGATGATGTAGGTCGTCGTGCCGGAGGCGTTACCGCCCTGGGCCTGGAGGAACATCGACGTACGCCCGGCCGGGAGCGCCAGAGACGCCCCCTTGAAGGCGTAGAAGCGCCAGCGGTCGGGGTCATCACTGCCCCCAGCGTCCGGCACGCGGGGGAGGGTCGCTCGGATGCCCGAGATCCTCTTCTTCAGGGTGATCGACGCCAGGGAGGTCAGGTCAGTCTCGTGCGTGCCCGTGCCTCCGGCGTCAGAGTCAAACCAGGTGATCCCGCCATACAACTTGTGATCCGTCTGGGGCCAGGTCCAGTCGGAGAAGCGGGTCAACTTGCCCGCCGTGTCGATCTGCCAGAAGTGGTCGTCGTCATGACAGAAGCCGACCGGGGAACTCGGGAGCGACCAGCGCTCGGTCGGGTCCAGGGCGCCACCGGAGCCAGCGGCGAACGTGTAGACGTCGGCGGCCGTGGTGTTCCTGGCCGCCGTGTAGATGTCGGCGCCGACGATCGCGACACCAGCCAGGCCGGACTGCCACGAGGAGCGCGAGGTGCCCGTGCCGCCGACCGTGGTGTCTTCCAGCGTCATGGTGCCACTGGGCGTTGTGGTGGGCGCCAGGCGCTTGTAGACGTTCCGGCCCGAGCCGTCGATGTGAGGGTAGAAGACGTAGAGGCGACTGTTGGCGTTGTTCCAGTAATACTGGGGGTGCACGTCGGAGGGGACAACGCCGTCGGGGATCCGGTTCAGGATGGTCGAGGCTCCATTGGAGACGTACGCCCAGAAGTTGCCGCCGAACTGACCGGCGAGGAGGTTCGCGTTCGAGTGTGACCCGGCGTCGTAGATCGGAGTCGCCCACTCGAAGCCCTCCAGGAACGAGACCCAGGGGAGCGTGCCATCGGTCCGCATCCGCCAGATGGCGATGCCGCCGCCACGGTTCTCCGTGATGAAGAACTGGCCCCAGTGGCCGTTCCAGACCATGCCGGTGATCTGAGAGGGGTTCAGCGTCGGCCGCGAGGAGAAGCCGGTCCACGTCTCGGGGACGCGCTGCATGGTGTACTGCTCGTACTCCTGCGTCAGCGTCAGGCCGCCGACGGGCGACTTGACGCCGTCGGAGAGGGTCACCGTGGCGTCCTTGGCGACCTCAGACTGACCCTCCAGCGAGGCTCCGCCGAAGACCCGAAGCCAGTCGGCCTCGATGCCACCTCGGAACAGCGGGGTCTCGTTCTCGTCCGTCGGGATCGAGATCTGGACCTGTCCCTGGGCGTTGACCATCCGGATGCCAGAGGAGTCGATCTCGACTCGCCGGGCCGCCATGGAGCCGTAGTTGTAGTTGATCGTGTTCAGCGTGTAGAGCCGCAGGCCATGCAGGCCCGGCACCTGGTTGGTGCTGGCCGCGATGTTGCCCGAGGGCCCGTTGGAGTATTCGGCCCAGAAGACCACCTTGGCGGCTCCGGTCGGCGGCACCAACTGGATGTTCCAGTAGTTCTCCGTCAGATTGGTGATCCCCTGGGCGGCCAGCGCGGCCACGTCGAAGTCGATGAGCGCCTGGTTGGAGATCAGTACGTTGGCGCCGTCGTACCAGGACGCCGTGAAGGACACGTCGTCGAGCCCGTCAGCGGCCTGGGTCAGTCCGGCCAGGCCGACGTTGACGAAGAGGCTCTCCAGCGGCCCCAGCGTGGGGACGATCTGCACCGGAGCGACGATGCGAGCCCGCAGCCCCAGGCCGGATCCGCCCGACTGGGTGGTGATGCGTACGCCGCGCGCCTGCTGGAAGGACTGAGCCTGGCCGGGGATGGCGTAGCGGCCCGGGGTGCTGAACTTCGAGGGCCCGAAGGCGCCGCCGGACGAAGAGGTCGTGTAAACGCTGGGCGTCCGGACGATGCTGCTGGTCGTGCCGCTCCAGACCGCGCTGGCCTGCCACACTGCCGAGGTCGGGCTCGGGGAGACGTCGGCCGCCGCGACGGATGCGGGCACCACCGGGTCGGCCCCACCCACCGTAGTGGACTCGACCTTGCGGAGTTCGGGGAAGACGATCTGGAACCCGCCAGCGTTGGCGAGCATGTGGTTGGCGTTGATCTCCAACTTGATGTAGAGCGTCGTCTGGCCGGTGCCGGTCCGGATGATCCCCCGGTCGAACTTGGTCAGGTCGGGACGAGGGGTGTCGTCCTTGACAAAGGTCTTCCAGGAGAAGACCTCGGGCGACTGGTAGGAGTCGTCGGTCGAGACGAACCACTTCACCGAGTTCAGGATGGCGTTGTTGGCGCCTGCGAGCGGCATGTTGGGGTCCATGCCCGGCATCGAGGAGTTCATCTCGAAGCGGTACTCCGTCAGCGGTTCGACCGTGACGCGAGTGCGAAGGGAGACCTGGCTGGCGGATCCCGTCAGTGCAGCGGTTCGATCCAAGCGTAGAGACTGAAGTGATCCGACCGCCATCCGCTGCCAGTAGGGGTCGTCATTCGGCGGCGAGAACTGCTCTGCCACCTTGGACCAACCGGCCGCCGTGCCGTTCGTGTTCCAGAGCCCTTCGACCGTGGTGACGTCGGTCGACAACTTGTCGGCGGCGAAGGTAGGCAGGAGGTTCGGGTTCAGCGAGGCCGGGTCGAGGCCGTTGTTGTCCAGGGTGCCCAGGAGCATCTCCGAGGCGAGGATCAGCCGCGCGGCCAACTTGTCAGCGTCGACCGCACCGGCCTGCAACTGACCCACACCCACCGAGTCGGCCTGCATGTGCCGCGTCGTGATGGCGTCGGTGGCGATGTCGGGGGAGTTGATCTCGACCGACTGCGCGATGGCGGGCATGGAGTCCGGGCCCTGGCCGTCGGCGTCGTAGGCCACGACCACGCCGTAGAAGTCGACACCGGGGGTGACGGCGCGCTCGATCTCCGGGCCGCCGGGGTCGTCAGGATTCTCTCCGAGGGCCTCGCGTACGACGGCCTGGGAGATGTTCCCGGCCGCCACCAGGTAGGTGTCGTCGGTCGTCGTGGGGACGTCGCCCGCGCGTACGTAGAGGGCGTACTCCGTCGGGTCGGCATTGGCGACCTGGGTCCAGCGATAGAAGACAGAGCCGATGCCGCCGGTCCAGGCGATGGTCGGCGCCGCGCTCGGAGGGAAGCCGTCGGGGGCCGAGCCGGTGTCGATGAGGCTCACTGTGCCGAGGGCGGGCTCCGAGGGGACCGAGAACTTCCCGGACTGGCTCCAGGAGACCAGGATCGCGATGTAGTCGCCCGGCTCCAGGACCGGAGACACCTCGCCACCGCGCGCGGTCTCGAAGGAGCCGTAGATCTGGGTCTGGTCGAGCGGCGTGAATGTCTCGGGGTCGTACTCAGCCTCCGGGACGATGTGCACGGTGACGCGGGCCCAGTCCATCGGGCTGAAGACGCCACCCTCGAAGGTGCCGTCCCAGTAGACCCGCAGGGCGCCCGGCGCCGAGGTGGTCAGCGCCTGGGTGGGAGTCGGGGGCGTCGGGCCGGTGATCGAGGCAGCAGTGTTGGTGCCGTCGAACTGCTCGCCCATCACCATCGTCAGGGTCTCGTCGACCCCGTTGGTGGCCTGGATGGCGCCGCCGTCGAGGGTGGAGAAGCCCAGGTTCGGCTGCTTGGTCTGACGGACGTTGTACTCAAGGTTCTTGAGGCGTCGAGCAAGCGCCATCAGGGCGGGATCCGTCATAGCCACTATCCTATCAGCGGCTCAGGACACCAACTTGTCGGAGCGGGCCACGGTGTAGCGCGCGACCTTGCCGCTGGCGGGCTCGTAGCCGATGGACAGAATCCGAGCCGTCACGCCGACGTCGCCCCAGTCCGTCCGGCCGCCGACGAAGATGGTGTCGCCGACCTGGGCCGCCCCGAGTCGCGCGTTCTCGTGGTCGACCACGGTGAACTCACGGATGTCGGTGAGGTTGCGGCGCCACTGGGCTTCCTGCTTGGCCCGAGCGTCAGCGCGAGTCCGAGACTTGATGGCGTCGTCCTGCACGATGGCGATCCGGCGCAGGGGGTCGCCGTTTACACGGCCTGGCTCGTGGATGGACTTGATGCCCGAGGCGCCCTCTCCGGCACCGAGCACCATCACGCCCGTGGCGAACTCCTCGCCGCTGCGGTTGATCTGGGGCACCTGGTGGATGTTGACCCCGATGGTGAAGCGCAGGTCGTCTCGGACGCGGCCGATCTTGGGGTGCTTGAAGTCGATGACGTGCCCGATGGTGCCGTCTGGCTTCCAGAAGTGGCGCTCTCGGTAGTCGAAGGAGTTCTCGTTGGCCAGTTCGTCGATCTTGCCCGCGAGGTCGAAGGTGGAGTACCAGTTCAACTTCACCGGGCCGCTCTCGAAGGAGACGGGCCCCGACTGCGTGTCGAACTCGACCTGCTCCAACTTGGTGCCGATCTTGATGGGCGTGCTCCATGCCGGGATGGTCACCCCGAGGTTGCCCCCGCGCTGGCTCTGCGCATGGTTCCAGATCACGCCAACGACGGCGGCCGGGTCCACCTGGATCCCGGCGTACCCCGAGCCGGTGTAGGGCAGGTCGCGCAGGTAGCCGGTGAAGCCAGTGAACTGGAGTGCCCACTCGGCGCCGCTGAAGTTGCCTCCGGTCAGGATCCCGCCTGCGCGAATCTCCCCGTCCGACTCGGCGTAGAGCGCCGTGGACCACTCGCGGAAGAGGGGCTGGCCATTGGAGGCCCGGACGCGATCGACGGCCGGGGAGATGGTCCCGCTGATGGAGTCGTCGCCGGAGAGGATCTCCTCGATCTGAACGTTCTCCAAAGGGACGTCGGGGTCGAGAAGCGTCTCGGTGCCGTCGCCGTTGAGCCGCGTGGCGAGGTAGCGCCAGCCGCGCCGCCTCACGATCAGTCCTCGAAGAAGCGTACGTCGATGACGACCTGGGAGCCGGAGTCAAGCCGGATCCGCTGGTCAGTCGTCGGGGAGGCGGGAGAGGTCTGTCGCCCCTCGATCAAGAGGGTCACGTTGGTGCCAGCCACCGAGGTGACGTCGAACTCTCCGGCGGCCTCCAGGTTCATCCGCATGGGCCCGGCGACGTTGGCGGTGTTCCAACTGACATCCGGCCCGAGCACGGCTCCCAACTGGAAGCGCAGGTTGCCAGCGGTGGAGGTGTGAGCGTTGACGATCGTCGCGCCGTTTACACGGCCTGAGACCACGGCCCGCTTGGCCCAGATCGGAACGTCGACATTGGGGAAGTAGCCGCCGCCGGAGTCGCCGGACCAGTTTCCGTACGATCCGCCGGACGCCATGTAGCGCACCGTCGGGGTGTAGGCCGACCCGGGGGAGGCGAACATGCGCTGGTACTGCCGGGGGTTGGCCAACTTGCGCAGGTCCGTGATCATCGCGTTGGTGATCGTGGTCGTGCTGGCCGGAACGTTGATGCGCGCCAGGGCGTAGTAGGGGTAGGTGGCCCCAGGGATGCTGGTCGCGCCAGCACTCACCTCGATCAGGGTGGGGCGCACATACTCGAAGGTTGTCTCCTCGCCCGACGGCGGATCGGAGGCCAGCATCCAGGGGTGGCCGGTCTGAGCGAACTCAGGGTCGCCGATCACCACGGCCAGGATATACGCCTTCGCCGACGGATTCGAGGCTGGCATCTGGCCGGACGGGATGATGTGCACCGTGGGGTTCGAGGCGATGTAGGACTCGTTGATCGTCGACTGGTAGCGGTTCAGCACGCTGGCCACTCCGGGCGCGATCTGCACGCCGACGCCAGGGGTCGACAACTGGGTGACCTTCAGGTCGTCCTTGAGGACGACTCCCTCGCCGCCGCCGTTGGCGTACGCTTCCCGGCGAGCAAGGGCCGAGGTGCTCAGCGCGCCGTCGATGGCCCAGGCGGACTTTTCAAAGGTCATAGTGCCTATCCTATCCGATCAGAGTCCGAGGTAGGTGTTGCGCCAGGACACGCTGGCGTACGCCCCGCCGCCGGTAGCGATCCCGCCCAGTCGAGCCTGAATCTGGGTCTTCGGGGCCAGCCAGATGTCCTCCAGCATGGTCGTCTTCGGGAGCCCCGCAACGGCGGATGCGCCGGACTGGTTGAGCACCGTGAGCATCCACGGCCGGGCGTCGATCTCGATCCATCCACCGTTGGGGATAGATCCAGCCCAGGACAGAGCCCAGTCGTCGGTCGTGATACTCGGGTTGGTCCAGGGCCCGTAGAAGCGAATCACGGGGTAGGCCCGTCGAGTGCCGCCCACATAGAAGGCCTGCTCGGTCTCGTCGGATGGCAGGGTGATCATCGGGAAGATGACCGGGAACTGGAAGCCTGAGGCGCCGGGCTCGGAGGCGAACGGGATGATCACCGTGGTGGCGAGGTCGTCGTAGGTGTTCGAGTCGGCCAACTCGAAGTCGTGGGTGACGGGGACGTAGCCGCCCAGGATCCGGTTGCTCGGCGGAGCGCTGAAGCGGCGCGGACGGCCGAAGACGCGCCGGTCCCGGCCGCCGACTCGGTACCGGAGCCCGGTCACAACGCCCGGCTGAAGCATGAGCGCCTCGGGAGCCCAGGCATCCTCGAACTCCTCCAGCGTCTCCAGGGCGCCCTCGACGTCGTCCCGGTTGATATGCGAGGCCCAGGTCCAGGTCTTGGCGCCCTTGATGTCGCGGCCGAAGCCTCGAACTCCTCGGCGACTGTTCTGAGAGGTCTGGGTCAGCCACTCGGCGTCGCCCGGGTCGAACCCCTCGCCGTCGACAGAGACGGTCTGCCCGATGCCGAAGACGAAGCCGTCGTTCGCCTCGGCACTCGGGAGGATCTCGAAGCAGTGCTCGCTCAGGATGCTCACTGGCCGACCCCCGCGTACTTGCCGGACCGGCTCAACTTCTTGAAGGTGAAGTTGAGGTCGCCAGCCACGTCCTCGGAGGTCAGGTCCGAGCCCTCGAAGTGGGGCTCGTAATGGATGCCGCCGCCGCCAGCCTTCATCGCCTCGAACTGCGAGTCGGTGAAGATCCGCTCGGGCTTCCCGGTCAGGTTGACCACGGTGGTCAGTCCGGTCGGGAGCATGCCGCCGCTGTCGTACTGCATAGTGCCATTGTAGGGGAGCGAGGACCCCGGGCTGGCCGTGCTGTCCCCGGCCTCGTAGACCCCGCCGTCGGAGTACCAGTTGTTCCGGTTGTGGAACGCCAACGCCTTGGCGGGCGAGCCGTAGCGGTCCTTGATGTACTGCGCACCGGCCAGCGTCTGGTCGTAGACCGAGGCGCCCGACTTGATGCCGTACGCCGACCGGGTCGCAGCGAGGAACTGGAACAGGCCCTCTGCCGTCGAGGTCGGGTTCTTGGCGTTCGGGTTCCAGGAGGACTCCTTCTGGACCAGCGCCACCAGGGCGCTCCACTGGCTGCCGGAGGCCCAGGACCCGAAGCCACCCTCGCCGAGGGCCTTCCGGGCCTGCTCCTGGACGCTGCCGGTCGCCTTGCCGCCGAGGAGGCCCAGCAGGGTGCCGACCGGAGACAGGCTGGCCACGTCCGACATCCAGTCCGGGATGCGGTCCTTGAAGGTGTCGACGACGCCCTCGACCAGGGTGCCGGGCATCGCCTGGAGCACCTTGGCCATGGGGTTGCTGTACGCCTTCTTGAACTTGTCGAGCGAGTCCTCGTACCAGCCCTTGACCATCTTGACCGGACCGCCGAAGAACTCCGAGATCATCTTCGGGATGTTCCCGCCAGCCTCGGCCCACGGGGAAGCGGGGCCGTAGCCAGCCTTCATGGCGCCAGACAGGAGCGCCATGGCCTGGCCGTAGGTACCTCCGGGGAAGCCGAAGTGCAGGTGGGGCCCGGTGCTGTTGCCGGTGCTGCCGACGCGACCGAGGAACTGACCGGGCGCGACGCTCTGGCCAGCGCGGACGCCGATCGCGCTGGAGTGGCCGTAAACCAGGGTGCCGTACTTCGTCGCCTGGAAGACAGCGTCGCCGTAGCCCCGGCCCGAGCCGACGTAGACGATCCGGCCGCCGACGGCAGCGTAGTAGGGCTTGCCGTAGTCATTCGGCGAGTTCAGGTCGACGCCATCGTGGCCGGAGTACGTCGAGGCGATGCCGCCGGGCAGCGGCCAGAAGACGCCGCCCTTGGCGAAGGCCTGGCCGCCCATCATGGCGCGGCGTACGGCGTTCGGTCCACCCATCCGGGCCAGCGCGTTCATCTGGTTGACCCAGTGCGGGCCCATCGCCTTGGTCCACTCGGGGCGCATGATCGCCTCGCCACCGGACAGGTGGAGGCGACCCGCCGTCGGGGAGTAGAAGTCGTGGACGTCGCGGCCCGGGGTGTAGCCGGGCAGGACGCCACCAGTGGCGAACCCGTCAGCCGTGCGGCGGTCATCAGCCCCCTTCTTCGCCTTCTTGGTGCTGAAGGGTGTGATCGTGGGGATGTTGATCTTCAGCCCGGCCGCCTTGGCCAGACCGTTGAAGCCCCGGATGAAGGCATTCAGGACCGAGATCCCGAGGTTCACCTGGCCGGTGATCACCTTGCCGAAGCCCTGGAAGATCTGGCCCCAGCCACCGGCCTCGCCGCGCAGGACCTTCGTGAAGCCCTTGACGATGTCGGAGAATCCGGAGAAGACCGGCTTGATGGTGTCGCGCCAGATGTCGCGGATCAGCAGACCGGCCGCCTTGAAGACGGAACCAATGGCCTGGAACTGGTCCTTCAGCCCGCCCTTGCGGCCCCAGATGGTAGACCAGGTCCTGCTCATCAACTGGAAGGTTGGGATGACCACCTTCAGGATCAGCCACGCGATCGCCTTGAACACGCCGACGATCGTCTTACCGATGGCGTCGAAGAGGACCGGCACGACCTCGCGCCCGAGCCACTCCAGGGCCGGGACGAGGTACTTGAAGACGAACGGCCCGATGACCTCGTCCCACAGTTCCTTGATGGCGACGCCCAGTTCGCGGACCGGCTCCTGGATCGGCTTCCAGATCTTCTCCGAGAACTGCTCGCCGAGGAAGGACATCAGAGCGCGGACCTTCTCGCGGAAGGTGTCCGAGTTGCTCCACAGGACGACGAAGGCGGCAGCCAGGGCCAGAACGACCCCGATGGCGATAGCGATGGGCCCGGTCAGCAGGGTGATGCCGGTCAGCAGGGCTCCGGCGCCGGAGACGATCTGGACGAAGCCGAAGACGGCCAGCAGGCCAGCCCCGATGGCCTGGAGGATGATCGGGTCGAGCCCGGCGAGGAAGTCCAGGAAGTTGCCAAGCCCCTCCAGGATCGCGAGCGAGATCGGCATCATGGCCTGGCCGAAGTGGAACAAGAAGGTGACGAGGTCGCCGAAGAAGTCGAGCACCTCCGGGCCGATCTTGGCGGCGTTGTCCAGGAAGTCGGTGATCGCCTTCTGGCCCTTCGTGGAGTTGGCCCACTCGGAGAAGGTATCCGCGAGATCGGCCAGCGCCGCCGAGAAGGCCAGCGTGAAGGGCAGGCTCGCGCGGAGGATCCCGGCGAGCGCCTCCAGGAACGAGATGAAGGTGGAGTTCAGGTTGCCCTGGATCTCCGGCGCCAGGTTGGCGAAGGCGCCGAAGAACGCCTGCATCTCCGGGCCGTTTACACTCTCTGCGAGGTCGGTGAAGAAGGCGCCCATCACGCCCGCCATCGAGAGCATGAAGGCCCGGAAGCCGGGGCCGTTCTTCTCGATGATGTCGGTGAAGGCGGCCTGGACGTCGGGGAGGAAGACCTCCTGAATCTCGTTGCGGAGGTCGCGGAAGTCACTCTTGACGCCCATCATGAAGACCGCGAAGTTGCGCCCAGCGTTGCTCAACTTGCCCATGGCAATCTCGGTCGCCGTGGCGGTAGCCGAGACCTCGGCACTGGTCGAGGTCAGAGACTCCTGGGCGCGGCGAAGCGACTCGCGGGCCGAGGCGATCGAGCGAGCGTTGTCGGCGTTTACACGGGACTGATCCCGAAGCGCGTCGGCGACATCGCGGGCACCCTGCGCACGGGCCTCGTCGACGGCACGAGAAGCCTCGCCGAGGTCGGTGACGGCGTCGCGCTGTGCCTCGATCGCGTCGGTGAGGCGCTCCTGGGCGGACTTGACGACGTCGGAGCCCTCGACGCCCTCCTTGTCCCACTTCTTCTTCTCCTCGGCCAGTCGAGAGCCCTCCAGCCGGAGACGCTCCTGCTGGAGTTTGGCCTGCTCCCAGTTGATGCGAGCCTGCTCGACCTCGGCGTTAGTCGCGGAGCCGTCGGCGCGGGCGGCGTCGAAGGCCACCTTGGCGTCGAACTCGTTGAGGAGGCCCTCCTCCTGGGCCAACTTGTTGCCCCGGATCTGGAGTCCGAGGTCCTGGGCGTCGGCGCGGGCCTGCTTGCGGGCCTCCTGGAGGGCGACCTCGGCCTCGCGCACGGACCGAATCGAGTCGGCGTACGCCTCCTGGGCCTCGCGCTGGCGCTCAAGGGCGTCCTGGATGCTGTCGGCGGCCGACTCGCGGGCGTCGGCAACGCGCCGTGCTGCATCCTCGGCGGCCTGGGCGGCGCTGCGCTCGGCGTCGGCGAGGGCCTTGCGGGCGTCGGAGACGGCGTACGTCGCCTGCTTGATCGAGTCGCCCTGGGCCTTCATCTCCTTGCCGGAGGCGTCGGCCTGGTTCTGCATCGCCGTCATGGCATCGCCGAGGCCGGAGAAGCCGAACGCGAGCGCGGCGATGCCGGTGCTGGCCACGAGGCCCGAGGTGCCGAGTGCCAGGATGCCACCGGCTGCCGCCGAGGTGAGGGCGGGCATGACCGACAGGGTGCCGACGACGGCGATCAGGAACGGGTTGAAGACGCGGAAGGAGTTGGCCGCCTGGAGCCCGTCCTGGTGCAGGCCCTTGAGGCCGCGACCAAGGAGTCCGGCCGCGCGGTGGGCCTTGCCGGTCTCCTGGACGAAGGAGCGCAGGCCGCGCTCGGCTGCCGAGACGTCGATGAGGTCGCGGGCGTTGATCCGCTTCGAGCGGCCGACTCGGCGGATGGTGTCGTAGAGCCGGTTGGCGGCCTTGGCGGCGTCGGCCTCGCTGATGTCGATCCCGACCCGCATGGTCGAGAGTCGCTCCATCTCGCGACGAGCACCCGCGAGCGCTCCGGAGGCGTCCTTGGAGATCGCCTCGGAGGCCTTCTTCATCTCCTTCTGGAAGGAGCGCGCGAACGTGCCAGCGGTACGCTCCCACTCCTTCTGGCGGACCTCTGCGATCTCCTTCTCGGCCTTGATGGCCTCGGCCCGCATCCGGGCGTTGGCGGCCTCAGTCGTGGCGATGTGGCGATCGAGTGCGGCCTTGGCGGCCCGGGCCGAGGTGTCGGCTTCCGACTTGGTCTTCTCGATCTCCCGGGCCAACTTGTCGGCCTCGGCCCACTCCTTGCGGGTCTGCTTCTCGAAGAGGTCGGCGCGGTTCTTGGCGGCCTTGGCGTCGCCCTCCATCTGGTCGCGCAGGCGCTTCTGCTCGGCCTCACGGAGGGCGTTCTCGTCCTTGATCTGCTGAGCGTTGGCGTCGCGAGCCTGCTTCACCTTGGCATCGGCGATGCGCTTGGCGGCGGCGAGTTCTTCCTTCTCGGCCTTCGCGCGCTCGCGGGCGTTGATCTTCGAGATCTCGCCAGCGGTCAGTTCCGCCTGCTTGACGTGCTCGCGGCCGACGTCGGCGGCGTCCTTCTTGGCGCGGGCGTTGGCCTTCTCTGCCTCGCGAGCGATCTCGTTCTGGAAGTCCTTGAAGACCGGGACCACCGATACGAAGATGCTGCCGGTGGAGAAGCCCTCCGAAGCCATGTGCCCCTCCAGGTGTAAACGCGCTGACGACCACTAGTCTATCAGCGGTTCGGCAGCATCCTGGCCACTAGTTTCTCGTGCTTCGCCTTGCGGTGCTCGAACTTCATCTTGTCCACCTGACGCTTCAGGTCGGACTGCGGGCGCGGCGCGAATACGGGCTCGGGGACCTTCCTCTCGGCGTGGATCGACGCCGTCAGGTGGGCGAGTTCCTTCAGCGCGTCGTGAATGTCGGTCAGTTTGGCAACCTCGGGAGACCAGGTGCTGAGCGCAGGGGAGGCCTCCGCCTTGCTCTCGCCGCTGAACTCCGCCTCGGCCAACTGCTTGGCGAGGAGCGCTACGTGCTCGGGATCTTCCGAGACAGCCTGGGCATACCAGGTGTGTGACGGCAGCCGATCGATATAGCCCAGGAGTCGACCCCATCGGCGGTGCAGCCAGAGTTCTTCCAGATCCACGCCAAGATGGTTCCGGAGGTCGTACTCCAGGGCCTCTTCGTAGTGGTCGACGACATAGGTCAGCCGAATGGCGGCGTTGATCTCGGGCAGGTCGTACGCCGCGCGCCAGAGATTGTGGATCGTCTCGATCGAGTAGATGGAGATTTTCTTGTCGTGCAAGCCATCAAAGATGCGGTCTCGAAGGATCGCCAGAACCTCTTGGTAACCCATCAGACGCGGATCGGGCAGCACGACGTCTTCGAGCCAGGCCTCCTTGGTCAGGATCACCTTCTCGGCGCGCAGGTCGAAGTCATCGATCATCGTTTACACGGCCTCCAGACGTGGAATGCCGCCCCCTTCGCTGCTGTACATCCAGCGCGGGGGCGGCGTTCGTGGGGGATCACCCTCGGGCGGCGCGCTCGGCGATCCGGCGGGCCTCGGCGATCCTCTTGGTGAGACCGAAGTGCTCGTTGTACTTGTCGAAGATCCGGCCGAACATCCAGCCCGGGACGATCTTGTCGTTGAGGAACTCGCGGTCCTCCAGCGAGAAGGCGAACCGGGAGAAGTCGATCGCGTCGTCGATCGCGGCCAGGTCGCGATAGTCCATGTCGGTCGGGTCGATGAGTTCCATCTCCCGCTCGAACAAGACGATCTTGAACGGAGGGAACTGGTCCTTCTCGTCCTTCTCTTCGAGGTCGAGGTTGAGCGCGATCGACTTGTCGGGGAGTCGGGTCACGTTCTTGGTCACTTGCCCTCCTGGGCCTTCGGGGTCGGGCCGGGCTTCGGCGCGGCGGTCTTGGGGGCCGGGGGCGGGGTCTCGGAGTCCGCCTTGTCGGTGGGCTTGTCGCCCTCGTCGGCCGGGGCCTCGGTCTTGGCCTCCTCTGCCTCGACGACTCGGTAGCCGTCGAACTTCAGGGAGACCTCCTGTGCCTTGTTCGTCGCGGTGCGCTCCTGCTCGGTGACAGGGTGGCGGTACGTCTTCGGGTAGTCGCTCATGGCTTCAGAATAACAGACCACTAGCGCTAGCGAACCGTCATGCGAATCGCCGAGGCGATCTCCCGATTGGACTTGGCAATCTCCTCCGCCCCGACCTTAATCGCGTCGGCCACGGCCAGGAGGGAGATCGCCACCGTGGCGATGGCGTGATCTGAGGTGGCCTGGTTGGGGCCGTTCAGGATGGTCTGGGCCTCGACTGCGGCGGCGGCGCGTGGAAACATCTTCGAGGTGCTCATCGGCGCTCCTCGATCACGTTGACCGCACTGCTGGCCGTGATGGACAGAAGGCGCAGGAAGTCCCGCCACATCTCCTCGACGTCGCCCG